TTGCCAAAGAATTATCACTCGGCGGGGTACAGCGTCCACTTGACCCTTCTATACTCGGAGAAGATGCACAGGAATGGTTTCGGTTTGGAGAATTTGCGGGGTGGATCATCACGTCATGACAGGAAACCTAAATGCAAATTCTTCACAAAGTTGCGGTTATTGCCAAGTTTCTAAACCTGACCGACAGGCGGGTGCAGCAGCTGGCGCGGGATGGGATTATTCCCAAGCCCGAAAAGGGCAAATATGACCTGATACGCTGCGTCCAGAAGTATGTGCATTATCTGCAAGAAAGAGCTTATGGAACAGGTGAAACACCAAGTGACACTTACCGAGAACGAGCGCGGTTAATCAAAGCGCAAGCTGATAAAACTGAAATAGAAGTAGCTACCATGCGTAATCAGCTGGTGCTGCTGGATATCGTGGAAGCTGACTGGATGAAACAGGTTGCGGCCTGCCGGATGAAGCTATTGGCCTTGCCAAGCAAAACCGCCTTTGAAATCGCCGCATTAGAAAATCCCACAGAAATCGAAAGGTTTCTGAAACGAACTATCTATGAGGCGCTAAGTGAACTCGCAGACGACAACGGAGAAATACAGCCAGCTAAAGCAAAACGTAAGAAAGCTGTGGACACCCCCGCCAGAGCTAAACGTAAGCCAGTGGGCAGACCAGCATCGAAAGCTAAGTCCGGAAGCAAGCGCCGAACCCGGAAGGTGGAGGACTGACCGCGCACCCTATCAGCGCGGTATGATGGATGCAGTAAATGAAGTTGGGGTGCGTGAGGTGGTATTCATGACCTCAGCGCAGATTGGAAAAACGGAAATCCTGAATAATATTCTGGGTTATTTCGTACACCAAGACCCTGCGCCCATCCTGTTTATTCAGCCCACGCTGGATATGGCAGAGGCTTGGAGTAAAGACCGGCTTGCGCCGATGATACGCGATACCGATGCACTCACCGGATTATTCCGGGATGCAAAAACGCGCAATAGTGACAATACGCTACTGCATAAGAAATTTACCGGCGGTCACTTAACGATGGCTGGTGCTAATAGCCCATCATCACTGGCAAGTCGCCCGATACGAATTGTGCTGCTGGATGAGGAAGACCGCTATCCAGTATCGGCTGGTAGTGAAGGTGATCCGGGTTCATTGGCTCAAAAGCGTACTACCACTTTTTGGAATCGCCTGCTGGTATCAGCCAGCACGCCCACGGTGGAGGATGAAAGCAAGATTGAAGCGCGGTATCAGCAAAGTGATCAGCGCAAATATTATGTGCCATGCCCTGCTTGCGATGCAACGCAGGTATTGAGCTGGCAGCAAATAAAGTTTGAGAAAGGAAAACCTGAAACCACTTGCTACGAATGCGAAAACTGCAAGGAACGGCTGACGGATGCACAAAAGCCGTGGATGCTTACTCACGGTGAATGGGTGGCAGAAGCAGCGTTTAATGGCTCAATCGGCTTTCATATCTCGGAGCTATACAGTCCGTGGGTGCGCTGGGCTGAAATGGTGGAGAATTTTCTCAAAGCCAAACGCCTGCCGGAAACGCTCAAAGTTTGGGTTAATACCTCGCTCGGTGAAACATGGAAGGAAGCAACCGAAGGCATTGATCCATCCGGCCTACTCAAACGTAAAGAGAACTGGGGAAGAATCGCACCGGAAGAAGTGGTGGTGATTACGGCCGGTGTTGATGTGCAAGATGATCGGCTGGAAGCTGAAGTTATTGGCTGGGGCATTGGTCAGGAAAGCTGGTCGTTGCAATACCATGTGCTGCATGGTGATCCGGCACAGGCAAAGCTATGGGAAGATTTAGATAACGTACTCGGCCAAACGATAAAAACGGTTGATGGTCGCACATTATCGGTGGGGGCTGCTTGTGTAGATACGGGCGGTCACTTCACACAGAAAGTTTATGAATACTGCAAAGCGCGGGAATATCGCCGCATTTACGCGATAAAGGGTGCATCACAGATTGGTAAACCGCTGGTAAGTAAATTCAGCAAAGCAAATAAACTGCGGGTGAAACTGTTCTCTATTGGTACAGATACCGCCAAGCAGATGATTTACTCACGGCTAAAAATACACCAGCCGGGACCCGGCTACTGTCATTTTCCTTCGGATTACCCAGAGGAGTATTTCAAGCAGCTGACGGCCGAGCGTATTCAGACCAAGTTTATCAATGGTCACCCAACACGGATATGGGTGCTGGCTAAAGGCAGACGCAATGAGGCGTTGGATTGCAGGGTATATGGCTTAACTGCCCTTCATATTCTGAATCCGAATTTAGATGCGCTGGCACAAGACCAGGAACGCGAGAAATTGAAACAAAAAGAAGACCAACCGGCCGAACCAAAAGCCAATGAATGGATGGGCTATGAGGATTGGAATTTTAGTTAGGAGATCATGATGGCATTAACATTATCACAAGCACAAACCGCGCTGGATGCGTGGATTGCCGCAGACCTCGCAGTTGCCAAGGGGCAAAGCTACACCATGAATGGCCGTAGCTTGACGATGGCCAACGTGAAGGAAGTACGCGAGCAGATTCTTTATTGGGAACGCCGCGTATCAGCATTTGAACAAACAATTCAACAAAATCAACAAGCAGCATTGGCGGATTTCAGCGATGGTTAATATCTTAGATAAAGCAATTGAAGCGGTATCGCCGGAGGCGGCGGTCCGTAGGCAAACAGCGAGAAAAGTGCTTGAGGTACAACGTGCCTATGAAGCAGCGCAACCTTCTCGCCTTCGTAAGCGTAAAACCGATGCTGGTAGTGGTGATGCCATTATTGAACGTGCTGGCGAATCACTACGCCTTCAAGCACGGCATTTGGATGAGAACCATGACCTTGCCGGTGGTGTGCTGGATTGCCTCGTCAATAATGTTGTTGGCCGTGGAATTACTGTTGAGCCGCAAGTGAAACTCAAAAATGGTGAGTTGGCCAAACCGATTAATGATCAGCTGCTGGAGTTATGGGAAGAATGGATACGCTATCCCGAAGTTACGTGGGAATGTCACTGGAATCATTTGCTGAGGATTGTTGCGCGGCATTGGTTTCGTGATGGTGAAGTGTTGCTTAAGCATGTGGAAGGCTTATCGCGTACCGTTGATCACGGCACCATTGTGCCTTACTCACTGGAATTAATCGAAGCTGACTTTTTGCCCTTCGAGTTAAATGATCAGAAAAAAGGTATTATCCACGGTGTAGAGAAAAACGCATGGCGCAAGCCTCGCGCTTATTACCTGTATAAAGAACATCCGGGCAATCCACATACGCTGGTGCTGAGGCAAGATACCAAACGCATCGATGCTGATAAAGTCATGCACTTGAAAATCACCAAGCGTATCAGCCAAACACGCGGTGTATCCGTATTTGCCAATGTGCTAACGCGGCTGGAGGATATCAAGGATTACGAAGTGTCAGAGCGATTGGCCGCGAAAGTTGCCGCCAGCATCTGCGCCTATATCCGTAAAAGCCTCGATGGTCCAACTAGCGGTGTGCAAGTAGATGATACCGGCAACCGGCTCATGAAAATGCAGCCCGGAATGATTTTCGATAACCTGCTTCCGGGTGAGGAAGTTGGCATGATTGATAGTAACCGCCCCAATACGATGTTGGAGCAATTCCGTAACAGCCAAATGCGAGCTATTGCCGCTGGTACAAGCACCAGCTTTTCTTCGATATCGAAAGATTATAATGGCACTTATTCGGCGCAGCGGCAGGAGTTGGTGGAGCAATCCGTCCATTATGCAGTGTTGCGCGAGTATTTCATTGAGCGTTGCGTTCGGCCGGTATGGGAACGGTTTGTTGATATGGCAATCCTCTCCGGCCAGCTGGAGCTACCCAAAACCAAACTAAATCCGCGCACCTTGAAAAAAGCTGGATTCCAAGGACCAGTGATGCCGTGGATTGATCCGCAAAAAGAAGTAACCGCCGAGGAGAAAGCGGTTGCTGCTGGCTTTAAATCACGCGCTCAGGTTATCCGCGAGCGTGGCGGCAATCCTCAAGACACGTTCGAGCAAATCAAGCTGGAGCGTGAGGAAGAAGATGATGCCGGAATAATTTTCTCCACCAACGTCAATTCAAAAACCACTAACGAAACCAAAGGAGATAGCGATGCCTCAGAAAGCAAAGAAGGAAGCGAAGCCGGAAACGGAAACGCACAGCCGGATGAATCCGGAGATACTGACACGGACGATTGACCTCACCCGCGAATCGATAGTTGATAATGATAGCCGCCTTGTGCGGCTTTCTTTTTCTTCGGAAGAACCTGTCACCCGCCAGAGCTTTTTCAGTGATGCGTGGGTAGAAGTGCTTGGCCATGAAAAGCGTGAAGTGGATATGGAACGGCTCAATAATTCTGCCCCACTTCTTTACAATCATGACCGCCGCAATGCTCAAAGCCGCATTGGTGTAGTGGAACGTGCATGGATTGAGAATGGCCGTGGCTACGCTGAAGTGCGGCTATCCAAGCGCGATGAAATAGAAGGCATTTGGCAAGATGTGCGCGATGGCATTTTGCGTAATGTGTCAGTGGCTTACCGTATCAATGAGCGCAAGCTGCAAGAAGAAAACAAAGATAAACCAGACCTCTACCGCGTGATCAGCTGGACACCGATGGAGATTTCACTGGTCGATATTCCCGCTGATCCCACTGTTGGGGTTGGTCGGAGTGCCGAGGATGATGCTCATACCGAGCGCAGCCTCAAATCCCAACCCCAACTTACTAACCAAAAGGAGAACCAAACTATGCCAGAGAAAGTGGTAAAAACCCCGGAACGTGAAGAAAGCGAACCGGCACAAAACAATTCTGTTGATACCAATCAGGTGCGGACAGAAACCTTGGAGGCTGAAAAAGAGCGTCGCAGTGAAATCCGCGAGCTGTTTACCGGCCATAATGAATTCAGCAAAGAGCGCGATCAATGCCTTGATGATCCAAGCGTGGATATCAACGAAGCGCGTAAAATGCTGTTAGAAGCTATCGGACGTGGTGAAGAACCTGCTGCCAGTAGCCCTCGCATCGAAATGGGTGAAACGGATGCCGAGAAATTCTCTCGTGCTGCTGAAGATGCCATTGCCTTCCGTGCTGGGTTAGCTGATAAGGATGCTGATCCGACTGATTTATGCGGTTATACGCTGATGGAGCTGGCGCGTAAATCGCTTGAATTGCGTGGTGTACGCACCGAACGGCTTGATAAACGTGAGCTAGTCGGCCGTGCTTTCACCCATTCATCCAGTGACTTCCCCAAGCTGCTGGAAAACAATGCGCGTAAAGCCATTCTGCGTGGGTATGAAGAAGCCGAGGAAGTATTCCAACGCTTTACCCGCACCGGCAACCTATCGGATTTCAAACAGCATAGCCGTGTTGGGCTTGGTGTGTTTGAAACGCTGGATGAGGTTAAAGAAGGTGGTGAATACAAGCACGGCACCATTGGTGAGCGTTCGGAGTCTATCCAGCTGGCAACCTATGGCAAGCTGTTCTCCATCACTCGTCAGGCAATCATTAATGATGATCTGACAGCCTTTGTGGAGATTCCGCGTAAAATGGGACGTGCTGCTGCTCGCACCGTGGGTGATCTGGTATTTAATGTGATTACCAGCAACCCAACCATGAGCGATGGTACGGCATTATTCCATTCCAGCCATAAAAACCTTGCTGGCTCTGGTGCTGCGCCAACTGCCACTACGGTGGGGGCTGGCCGCACAGCGATGCGTACTCAGAAAGATGGGGCTGCTACGCTTAATATCCGTCCATCCTTTTTCCTTGTGCCTGCGGCATTGGAAGACACGGCGCGGGTGTTAATGGCATCTGAAACAGATCCATCACAAGCCAATAGCAAGAAACCAAATCCGGTGCGTAATGCAGCGGAAGTGGTGGTGGATGCGCGGCTTGATGAGGATTCCACTACTGCATGGTATCTGCTGGCTGATCCTAGCACTTTTGATACCATCGAGGTGGGCTATTTGGATGGCGTTGCGGCACCATTCCTTGATCAGCAGGATGGCTGGACAGTCGATGGCGTAGAATACAAAGTGCGTATCGATGCAGCGGCAGCACCGTTGGAATTCCGTACTTTGTATAAAAACGCTGGCTCTTAATCGCTGGTAAAACTCAACCTGAAGCGGCCTTAGTGCCGCTTTTTTAATGCCTAAATTAAAGGAGAAAAACTCATGGCTACTAACTTTGTTCAAGAGGGTAAAACCCTCGATTATACGGCATCGGGCGCAGATGTTGCGTCCGGTGAATTTGTGGTGGTTGGCATCCTTGGTGGTGTCGCTAAAACTGCCATTGCTGATGGCAAAACCGGCGCGGTGTGCATCTCTGGTGTATTCAGTGTGGCAAAAGCCAGTGGCGCAGTCACCCAAGGTGCAAAGCTCTATTGGAATAGCTCCAATAGCAACCTAACCACTACGGCTTCCGGCAATACGCTGGTTGGTGTAGCGGCAGCGGCCGCAGCTTCCGGTGATGCTACGGTAAAAATTCTATTAAATGTAGGATTATAAACCGATGGCGTTCATTGAGGACATGCAGGGGCGTGATCTTACGCTCCTGCAAACGCTGGATGGGCGCACAATCACTTACACGCCCGATGGTGGAAGCCCACGCACGGTGGCCGGTATGCTGCAATCTTATTCAGAGATTACCGGCGGTGAGAGCGTGGATGTTATTATCAATAGCCCAATATTATCAGTGCGAGGCATCGATGTGCCAGAGATTGCCGAAGGTGATCAATTCAGCATCGATGGACAAGATTATACGGCAGCAGCCGTGCGCTCTGACAATGAAGGCATTACAGAAATTATGCTGGAGGAATCATGAGCCACGCACGAACGCAAATACGCCAAGCGGTGGTTGCTTTACTTAAAAATAATACTGGTGCTGGAAGCCGCGTCTATGAAGCGCGGGTTTATGCACTGCAAGAGCCAAAATTACCGGCTTTGCTGGTTTATACCAAACAAGAAGTGGTGGGCGATCAATCGATGTCACGGCCGCGCACACAACAGCGTGAATTAATGCTATCGGTAGAAGCCTATGTGAAGGCGGTGGGTTTTCGCTTCAAAGATTGGAGTGATTACAAAGGCGAGAACCAGCCCCTTACTTCGCTGGGTGGCAATGATTACCAGATGGTCAAGCAATATAGCAGCGGTGCGGTGGCTGTGGAGCGCGAGATAACCAAGCCGGTGGCTGGCACTATCAAACTCTATGAAGATAGCGTTTTGCAGGTAAGTGGCTGGAGCGTAGATACCGCTACCGGCATCATCACCACGGCATTATCTGGAACATTGACGGTGGATTTTGAATTTGATGTGCCGGTGCGCTTCGATACCGATGAAATGTCTATCTCTATGGATAGCTTCGATGCTGGCAACTGGAATAGCATTCCGCTGATTGAGGTGCGCGTATGAGAGTTATATCGCCACAATTAGAATCGCATTTTGCCGGTGGTTTAACTACGTTAGCCACATGCTGGAAAATTACCCGCAGCGATGGTACGGAGCTTGGCTTTACCGATCATGACGAGAAAATCACCTATGACAGTGTAGATTATGATTCGATTGCCGGATTTACGCCCACCACGGTGGAGAGCAAATCCAATATGTCAGTTGATAACCTTGATGTGGATGGGCAGACTTACCCAAGCAAAATCACTGAATCAGATATGCTGGCTGGGCTGTATGACTATGCCGAAATTGAGATATTTGCTCTCAATTATGAAGATTTAAGCCAAGGCAAGCTGATTATAAAACGTGGGAGGCTTGGCGAGGTGACCATTAACGGCCAGCTTTTCCAAGCTGAAGTGCGTGGCCTTACGCAGCATCTAAGCCAGACCATTGGTGAGGTGTTTTCGCCTTCCTGCCGCGCCATTCTTGGTGATGGCCGCTGCAAGGTAGCTCTCGCCAGCTTCACTATATCGGCAACCGTTACAGAAGTAACCAGCAACCAAAATTTCAAGGCCAGCACATTGAATCAGGCAGCAGGCTATTTTACCGGCGGCGAAGTGGAATGGACGGGCGGCAATAATGATGGCCGCAAGATGGAGGTAAAAGAATTTGCTGAAACCACTGTTGGGCTTTCTCTGCCAATGGGCAAATCAATTCAGGTGGGTGACACATTCGATATCATTGCTGGCTGCGACAAAACCCGCGAAACTTGCCACAGCAAATTTAACAACATCATTAATTTTCGAGGTGAGCCGGATGTGCCGGGAACGGACAAGCTACTCACTACTGCTGGAACTTTAGATAAGACGGATCGTAATGGCTGATATCACACAAGATGAATTAATCACGCAGGCACGGACATGGCTTGGCACAAAATATCATCATCAAGGGCGGTTGAAAAAATCTAGTCGTGGTGATGGCGGTGCAGATTGTTTAGGGCTGGTGGTTGGCGTAATCCACGAACTTAATATGAAGGATGAGAACGGAAAGCCATTAGCTGAAGCCGATGAATTTAACTACTCGATGTATCCAGAGCAAGGGCGGCTGGTGCGGAGTATTTCCAAGCACTTAAAAGAAGTGCCGATCGATAATATGCAAGTAGCAGATTTACTGCTTTTTCGTACGTTTAAAGACCCGCAGCATGTTGGGCTTCTTACTGAATACCCTAGCGGTGGGGCTGGATTGATTCATTGCAACTCAAGTGCTGGGCGCGTGGTGGAGCAACCACTTACTGATACATGGATACGGATGCTTACGCATGTGTATCGCTTTCCGAACTTATAAACTGGTTTCATAAATGGCTGATATTGTTTTACCTGTTGTTGGCGCAACGGCTGGCTTTGTGCTGGGTGGTCCATCCGGCGCAGTGCTGGGCGCGAACCTCGGCAGTATGGCTGCTAGCACGTTTTTTCCAAAAACGCAGCGGGTGCAATTGCCAACACAGGAAGGACCACGCCTTGCCGATTTAAGAGCGCAAACCTCGACCTATGGCAATATGATTCCCAAAGTGTATGGCACAATGCGTTTGGCAGGCAATGTCATCTGGTCAACCGATATCAAAGAGGTAAAAACCGAAAAGACCACCACACAAAGCAGCTCTGGTGGTGGTAAAGGTGGCGGCGGTGGTGGTAAAACCACGACCAGCCAAACCACTATCTCTTATGAATATTTCGTGACGCTGGCGATTGCTATTTGCGAAGGACCACTGGATGAAGTGATCCGTGTGTGGGCTGATAGCAAAGTGCTGACCGAAGATGTGCTGTCTGCTGCCCAAGGAAAATATAACGTCCATATTGGGGATGAAGCCCAAGGCGTGGATGATATTATGGCGAAATATATCGATGCCACTAAATTACCGGCGCATCGTGGAATGGCCTATGTGGTGATTGAGGATTTTCTACTGGCTGAATATGGCAACCGTATTCCTAATTTTACGTTTGAAGTGCGCCGCGCCATTCGTTTCACGCCTGCGGTGGAGGATTTAGTTAAAGATGTGGTGATGATTCCCGGAGCTGGTGAATTTGTGTATGGCACGGATATTCAATCCAAGCAGGATGGTTATGTTGATGACTTTACCGGCCAGTTTACCCCAACCGGTGACAAGCAATTTATCAATATGCACAATTACGAAGGCAAGGCCGATGTTACCGTAGCAATTGATCAGATGGTGGATATCTTACCGAATCTTGAATGGGTTGCCATTGTCGTTTCGTGGTTTGCCACTAGCACGGATGCCGGTGATTGCACCATCATCCCTAAAGTAGAATTTCAAGGCACAACGCGGGTGTTGCCGCAAGATTGGTCGGTGGCTGGGCTTTCACGCGCTACTGCACAAAAAGTGCTGTTTTTTGATCCTGAAACGCCAACCTATGGCGGTACTCCCTCCGATCATACGGTGGTGCAGCTATGCCAAGAGCTACAGAATCGTGGCTTGAAAGTGATGCTGTATCCCATGCCATTTGTGGACACCATCACACCAGAGCCAAAGCCGTGGCGCGGCCGCATTGCTCCGGCAAATCTTACCGATGCTAATGAATGGTTTACCAAAACTAATGGCTATAATGCGTTTATCACTCATTACGCTAATTTGAGCGTAGGTGGCACGGCACTGAAAGATGTGATTGATGCTATTGTTATTGGCTCGGAGCTAATTGGCATGACCGGCTATACCAACACGGCCGGTAATTATCCGGCAGTCAATCAGCTGGTATCATTAGCGGCTACAGTAAAAACAGCGGTGGGTGCTGGTGTGAAAGTAACCTATGCCGCCGATTGGAGCGAATATCACAGTCTTGGTGGCTGGTTTAACCTCGATCCGCTATGGGCTTCACCTAATATCGATTTTGTGGGAATTGATAGCTATTTTCCTCTTACGCCGGATCTTCCGCAAAGCCAAATTGATGAAGATAAAATCAAAGAATATTGGGAGAAAGGCGAAGGGTGGGATTACTATTACACCGATTCGGTAGCTCGTACTGGCCAAACCAGCTATGGCGGAGATGAAACCTTTGCTTGGAAGAATTTAGAGTATTGGTGGAAAAACACCCACACCAATCCGGATAGTAATACCACTGCATGGACTGCCAAAATGAAGCCGGTGTGGTTTACAGAGTTTGGTTTTCCATCGGTGGATGGTTGCCCCAACCAGCCGAATGTATTTTATGACCCCACTTCCAGTGAGAGCTTTTTCCCTCGCGGCTCTAAAGGGCGTGTAGATTTTCAGGCGC